GTGACTTTATCCTTACGGAGCCAGGGACTAAATCTTTTCTTTTTCCTAAGTGTATTTAGATAAAAAGAATATTGCATATCTTTATCTAAGAAAGAATATTTATTCATTTCATTAACAAACATTATACAATCAAGATTTCCTGATAAACAACGATTAATAATATAAGGAGAATAGTCTTTAATTGTAGAAGGATCTTCCTCAATAAGATTGTTCTTATTAAAATTTATAGAATTTAACCAATCTTTCAGTTCAGTCATTTTGTTTGTTCTGATACGATTGCCTTTAACTTACCATCACTATCAATAGTAATGTTTACTTGATGTTGTAAGTCCTTATCAGTATTCATAAGTCTAATATCTATTGCACCACCTTTCCCATAACATGACATGAATACTTTATTACATTCTACCTTCCATTGTGATGGACTTTCAGCATGTTTATACACTGGATTTGAGTGTTTATCCTCATATCCCTTTTCCCAAGGTGTATTTTCATTCAAGTTTAACCAGTTCTTCATAATACATGATAAGGATCTATATCCTCTGATAATTCATCAACATCCCTAAGGAGGTTATTATATTTGAGATCTGATTCAGCAAACTCCTGTTCACCTTTAGTAGTGTAATGTAATATAACAGGGTTAAAGAACTCTTGATGTTTCTCCTCAATATATCCCATAGTAACATCCTGTATACCAAACATACCACCTGTAGAAGAAAGGCGACTAAGAATAATCCAAACTGCATATTGATCAACAATACGTGAATTTGGAATAGGCATCAACTGAGCTCCGTTCTTAAAGATATTCATCAACTCAGTTAGTTCATCCAACTTATTAATAATCTTAGTATGGATATTGTTATTAAGCAAGATCACACCACAACAATACTTATATACTGACTCCTTACCACCAAGAGCAGAAATTGCTTGATCTACTCTTGTTAATTTTTCTCTTATACCTTTACCACCACCTGTGTTTGGATCATGTCTAAATCCAAATTCCTCTCTACCATATACATCATATCGAGAATAAGTATCAAAAATATATTGGACATCATCATAGAAAATAGTATCAGAATCCAAGTACAAAATATTAGAAGATGGATCCTCAAAATATCTTAAATTATACCATCTATGGATTGACCATGCACTGAGCATATTATGATCAAACCCATCAACAAATGGTAAGACATTTACATTGTAGTTAAGACGGAAATAAGGGGGAATAAAAGCAGGGTCATCACAAAAAAGGTAAACAGGTATTTCATCATTAAAATCTCTAAGTGAACTAATACTATGATCAAGACGTTTTAACTCATGATCGTTTATATGATCATGAGCACTTTTCTTATAAGAATAAAAAACTATATTCATGCTGCTAGTCCTTCTTTCTTTAACTTATCATAGTTATAACAACCATCAAAACTTAACTTAACCTTAGGTCCATAATTCATCAAAAGTAATTCCTTTCTTTCCTTCTGTTCTCTCATATACTCACCTGTAGTACGCATACTATAAGTTAAATCATACTCAGCAACATTCCAATTCTTAAATCTTTCTTTAATTTGCTGACTACTATTATATGAAATCATCATATTTATTTTAGATTCATTACAATCTTCTGCAAATTTATCATGATCAAAATACTTATGCATAGCACCTCTCTTTCCATAGATAGGAACTTTGATTTCATAAGGAGGATCTAGATACATGAATATACCATCATGAACATTCTCTCTCATCAAATACTCATAAGAATATTGATTAATATGCCAATGAGAAATAATCTCAGAATACTCAGGTAACTTCTCAATTCCTCTCATAGAGAAATTAGAATTAGATGCTTGTTTAGAAAATGATGAACTCTCAGTTAACCCACTAAAGGAACACTTATTAACAATATAAAATGCTGCTGCTCTTTCTATACAATCAATACTTTTATCACCAACTACTTCTTTACAATTATTAAAAAGTTCTCTTGCTGTTTCTGGATCTGGATGAGTAGATTTATAATCCTTTATCTTTTCTGTTAATTCACCACCAAACTGCTGTAACTGAACCCAAAAATTTGCAAGAGGTTCATACAGATCATTAACTGTAATTTTAAGATGAGGATATTTTTTTGATATATGAATTGCTACACTTCCACCACCTATAAATGGTTCTCTAAACTCTACATAATCACGAAGATCAGGAAAGTATTGATCCATTTTAGTACAAGCACGAGACTTGCCACCTGGATATCTAAGTGGTGTTTTCAGAGATTTCAGAGATTTCATAATCAAAAACTAATTGTATTGTATTGTCAAAATTTGTATAAGTTGGTTCATGTAAAGCACAATACTCATTAAAGGTAATCATCATTTCCTTACGAGTAAGATTACAATGTTTTGCTGCTGTAGGAACATTCCATTTCGCACAGAACAACATTTCCATTGATTCTCTAGTCTCAGGTCTCATTAATAAAATCTTTCATAGAAATTACTATTAACTTGTACTTCAATAGTATCAAATATTCTATTTAATGATCGAGAAAATCCTCTATATCCAGAACCAACATATACTTGCCCTAAGACAACCGACACTGTTGCTATACCCCAAAAAATATAATAAAATTTGGATTTAACCTGATTTCTTTGTTTTTCTTTAGTAATCATTGTTCTTCATTATGTGAGTGAGTTAATTTACCAGACATTTCATATGCACCTTTGTTTCCTCCATGTCCATGTGCAATGCCTAACTCATGCATTTTAGCATGTTCGTCAATAGGATCACGTAATTCTGTTTTACCTGGTCCTATTGTAAGGTATAATCCATACCCCATAATAAAAAATAGTAATCCTACTATAATAAAAACTAAAATCATTTAATTAATTCCTCCAAAGTAAATAAACTTACAAGTTCTAATCCTGCTAATTTCATAGCAGTATCAGCCTCACTGTTTTCTTGACGATCAACAATACAAACTACACGATTAACAACATATCCAGCATCACGAAGTCTCTTAACTGCCTGTATTGCAGAATCACCTGTCGTAATAACATCTTCTAAAACTGTTACTTTAGAACCTTCTTCTGGTAAAGGCCCCTCTATATAATCTTGAGTTCCATGCCCCTTTGCTTCTTTACGAATAATCAAAGCATTAAGTTGTTTACTCTCATTTTTTTTCCATGAACTCATAGCAACACCACATACCAAAGGATCAGCACCAAGAGTTAACCCTCCAACTGCTTTAGAATCCTTCTCAACATGTTCTAATAATAATGTTGATACGAAATGCATACATAATCCATGCAATATAACTGGTTTACAGTTAACATAATGATCTGTTTTCTTACCTGATGAAAGTGTAAACTTACCTTTACGATAAGCATTTTCTTTCAATATGTTTAATAGATCTTCTCTCATTTCGGTCATTTGAATTTACACTCCACCATGATTTCAGTTAAACAAGCAAGTAAATTTATTTCTTGGTCAGCCACGAAAGCAATTTGATACTGATACCTAGCGATAATGAGAACAGCAGCAGGAATTGAAGAGTTGCTAAGGGATTCGTAACAAGCATCGTAAATACGGCGAAGAAGTACAGCAGGATCATTGTCCAAGTTACTGACACACCATTTACGTACTTCCGAAAAATTCTTCTCTTTGAGATTTTTAATGAGATCATTTACTTCAACATCAGAAAAAGTTGCCAGAATACCACTATCTATGACACCACTAACAGAGTACCTTTGGCATTCATTAAGTACTCTTCTCCAATCAGGAAAATGCTTATTAATTAACTCAGCAAGAACTTTCTTATCAGATTCAATCTTTTCTGTTTCTAGAATATAATTGAGTCTTTTAAAAAAAGAAGCAGCAATTGTTGGTTTATTCTTCTTATTAATAGCAAATTCAATGACTGCACATCTAGAATGTAAGGGTTCAATTATTTTGTTTTTGTAATTGCAGGTAAAAATGAATCTGCAGTTGTTGTTGAACTCCTCAATACTCGCTCTAAGAAGGAGTTGTACGTCGGAAGTGGTATTGTCTGCCTCATCGATGATGATGACTTTATGCTTCGACTCGCTTGTAAGAGAGACTGTAGATGCGAAGTTCTTGGCGTTCGTCCGAACCGTGTCAAGAAACCTGCCTTCATCCGATCCATTAATGACATAATAGTCTACCCCCAATTCATTACAGAGTGCCTTTGCTACTGTGGTCTTACCAATACCTGGAGGACCAGCAAGTAACATATTTGGTATTTCACCCTTATTTAGAAAATCTTTAAAGGTTTTTTTTATATTCTCTGGGAGAATACAATCTTCAATTGTTTTGGGTCTATATTTTTCAACCCATATAAAGTCACTCATAAATCATAACCAATTTGGTTTTCTGGATGGGTCACGAAGATAATTAGATGCAACCCAAGGTTTGCTCCCAATGTAATTTTGGTAAGCAGTAAAAGTGTCAATGCTTGTGTTATGTTTAAACTCATCGGGCATTGCACGAGTAAAAGACTCGACCATATTATAACACGTAATCACTTCTCCTGCAAATCTATGAAATGTTTTCTTAGCCTCAAATATTGCTTTATGGCATCCGTGCAATTTACCATAACGATATGAGTACTCTTGAGACAGAGCACATCCATGTTGAATTAACCATGCGGTATTGTATATACTATCTGCTGCCCACTTGGTACAAGGATGGTTTCTGAATGCACCCTTCTTGACCGAGTATGGGGTTCCATCTTTCTTCTTGACTAAATCATCACCCCAATCATAATACCAATGAGAAAAGACAATAGAGAGCATCTGACATGTCTCTAAAGGCATCTTGACCACATGTTTGTCAGGCAATACTTTTGCAGATTCATGTGGACAAGGGCTTGTCACAAAAATGTTCATGATGTAGGTTTGTCAATTCCGTAATGATAATCGTTAGTATCTCCATATCTTTCCATGTGACCTCGTTCTACACTAAAGTATTTTGTAGATACTTTAAAGTCAGGCATCTTAGGATCTTTAGGAGTCAAAGAATTGTCATAGATTCTTAATCTATTATTAGGATACAATGCAAACTGCCCATTGTCAAGTTCTATAAGGTTATGACTCTTATGTTCTGCTGGTGTTTCTGATGTACTAAAATCAGGAGTATCAATATCGCAATGATAATTATCTAGAGTTACAACATACTTACCAGTTTGTTTTCCAAAATCTCTAGTATAACATTCATAATCCATAGAACCTATAAACTGTTTACATATAGTGGTAACACCATAATCCATACAGTTCCAAAACTGTAAATTGGGTAGATCCATATCAGGATCTGGTGTCTTAGGAGAACTTACAAATGCACTGATAGGTAGTTTATCAAATATTGCTGCATATTCAGGTAAGTATGTTTCAAAATAAAAAGCACGACCTGGTATGGATTTTGCAGAAACCCATACTCCAGGCGTGAATTCACCATGTCCAGATTGAAAGTCAGTAAGATATTCTTTTCTTACCCAGACTTCTTCAGCTGGCATATTTGATATTAATGTTGGCATTAGTTATTCCAATGACGGATTACTCCGCTAATAATAAAACAGTTAGTAATGAGATAAGAAAAGAAAATAATAGAACGTACCAGAACAATGTAATTGTCGTATCGTTTAGTCTTTTCATCAGAGAAACTACCAAGTGCATACTTCCATATCCTCCACCATTTTATCATACTTTAGTAGTATTACTACGAGTTCTATTGATTATTGAAATAAATTTATCTCCTGCAAATGTACCACCAAGGCAAACATCAATCTCATCACCATCTTGCCAATTTACATCACCATTCATTTTGGTATGTAACATTGCCTCTTGAATTTTATCAATTACTTCTTGTGTCAATTTCATTCTTCTTCCTCCATAGGTGTTGACCATCCCTCCTCTATCTTACCATTCTTATAACAATATCTGTCAGGGGATGATTCACCCATATCCTCTAGACACCACTCCTCCTGACCATCTTCATATACTTCTTTAGTATAACTGGCATATCTTCTCCAATGAACTATAAAATAGAACTCATCCTCAATCCAACTAGTATTCTCACAAAATTCTAATAACCATTTCTCAATGTCATTAGTATCTGTACCCATTCCTGGTGTGAACTCTTCATCCTCACAATCAACATACTTATATTCATCAGTCTCTTCTTTATAGAACTCCTTAAATGTTTCCCAATCATATTGATAAGCATCAAACTCTTTAGGAGATGTCCACAACTCTACAGTTGCCATACACCATTTACCAAAATAGAAATGGCTGTCACTGTATTCACCAACTTCTTCACCCTCTACAATAAGGGGTTTGGATTCATCTGTCATAATGCAGGATACTCCTCGTTACGTACTTTTTCAGTTTTCATAGTCTTAAATTCTTCTGCCAATCTACTGACTTGTTTCTTATCAAGTCCAGCAAGACTGATACAGTTCTCTAAACACCGATAGATACATTCTCTATCACTCATAGGTGGAGCAATCTCCCACCCTTGCTCATCATAATACTTCTTACCCTCAGTCACTTGTGCTTCTACATGTCCAAGATCTTGCGTCTTAGAAGGGTTCTTATAATTATGTTGACTCATCCTTTTTAGATACTTTCTTAGTAACTTTTTTTATAGTATCAGATGGTAATAATGCAGCAATTATCAACCCTAAAAGAATTGATGTAAGAAGTTTAGTTGATAGTATCTGCACAATAAAAACAAGTGCAGAACTTACCCCAAAGATTTGCCATTTTTCTTTAATATAGTTAACAACTTTTTCAGATGTTATTGATGTTTTTGTAGACATTATTCAAAAGTAGAATCAGGTTCTAATGCTATATAATACTTCAAATCATGTTGACTATTAGTAAATTTAGATAATAGTTTAGATGAAACAACAACATCATAAGCACCAGGAATAATTTTAATATTCTCTACTTTGAAATTGAAACTAAACACCTTATCAGTTTCACCAACTACAACAGCAAATTCATTGGATGTATCATTCTTCTTATCACGTACAACAAGTTTAACAACACCATCACCACCAACTGCTGATAAATCAGGTAATTGATATACTGCTGCTGCCTTAAGTAACTTATCTAATGAAGTACTTTCTAGCTGGAAATGTACATCTTCAGATGGAAGTGTAATCTCTTTCTCAGGTGGAGAAATTATCACATTAGGGTCTGCATAAAAATACTTTACCCTACGCTTACCTTCACGAATAGTAAGATAAGAATCTGGAGAAAAATCCATCTCAGGATCTTGATGTAATCCCAATCCATTTAAGAATTGATTTAAATCATAGATTGCAAAATCACGAGGAAATTCTTCACCAATCTGTGCTTCTGCAAGAATATTCTTAGCAACAGATATAGTACGAAGTTGAGTACCTTGCTTTACAAGAATAGAATTATTAATTCCAGCAAAGTTTTTTAAAATGTTTAACGTATTGTCAGAAAGTTTCATAACGAGCATTTGTGTATTCAGGTTCTTTAGTGTTGCCACTGAAGTAGTAAAGGAGTAAGCAATAATGCATTGCTTTTAATATATCTTGTTTCGCAGATCCCTTCTTATCATAACGACTCAGATATTTAAGTGCATTAGAGCGACAGAATGATTCTGCATCACCTACAGAGTGAATGAGATCAAGAGTTTGAGTATCCGAATTCTTATTCGTATAATGTCCTCGATAAGTGGAAGAAACATAATCTTTAAGATCAGCAATACCTTTATCTTCTTGATACTTTTGAGATTTATAATTTAAATCTGGTTGAGGTTTTGCCTGATCAAAATAATCTCCTGTAATCACTTCTTTCTTAGTATAATCATCACCAGGTTTTCTTCTAGTAACAGTTTTACCACCATCAGGTGATTCATAAATCCAAGGAGTATCTTCAGGTACAGTTACAACATTTTCTAAATCAGTAGTTATAGTAATATCCTGATCCCCAAGTACTTCATTCAATCCAGGATAATCAGCAGTACAAGTAGAATTAACTACCATCTCTGCTCTTTCTCTATCCTTTGGATCAGTAAAAGGATTTTCTCTATTGGGATCATTACGTTTGTAATCATACCACGCATCAGAATGTTCTACAGTATCACTCAATTTAATAATAGGATCATATTCATCACTCTCTTGTGGAGTAATTTTGTTATCAGTCATAATAGGAAAGTTTTCATCAAGTGTACCGTTGAGAGTGTCATATGCTAAACTCCATGCATTAACCATATTTAAATAAGAAATCGTTTACAAGACTCTCTGCTTTTTCTTTTCCAAACTTACCTTTAAGGTATCCACCTACTGGATCAAGTCTAGTCATGTAAGCATCAAAGTCTTTATATTCACTGGTATCATTTCCAGTTGGTTTCTTACATTCTAGCATATCTTTGTACTTAGTCAAGTATTCTTTAAATATGGATAGATAAGCATTAACTTCTTCCATCTTACAATACCTTACAAAGATATTCTCAGAAAAATGATTACCCATTTCAAAGAATCTATATTCCTTTTCTGCTTTTGGTAATCCTTCTACAGAAAATAAATGATTTTCTACTGGATGTTGAAAATCAAATACAACAATAACTCTCTTTTCATTAAATGCCATTAGATCCATACCAAAACATGGAAGATTAGATCCAGTTTTAGGATATAAGATATTATTGTAAATACAAGAAGTATCACTCCATATCTCAACCTCTCTTGCTTTAATGAGATGTTTATTGGTATAAGTCTTGGCTAGGAGAGTAGTTCCTTTACTCTCCCAATTTGCCCAAACATTACCTACTCCATTATGGAGTGAAATTGCATCATGTAATGCGTCTTTATAATCTTTCCAAAGATTCATGCATCCTCCTGATACGCTTTATCTTCTGCTTCAGAAAAATTTATATCAGCATCTACTTTATCATATAATTCCATAAATGACTGCTTTGTTTCTTCATCAAAGCGATTAACACATACCTGAATTGCTTTTTCTTTCTTACCAAAGATTGAATAGGCACGAATAATATGTACTAATCTACGAGTACTAATGATTTCCTCAACACCACCATCATAGAAGGTCTTGCGAATAATATCAGCCCAATCCACTAACTTTTGGCAGAATTTAGGATCATTCACACCAACAGTATCAGCAACATTCATAAGAATCTTTTGTTCTGATGTTGGAGAAGGATAATCTTGCTCAAATGTTACTGGGAATCTTTCAAGGAAGGCTTCATTAAGCACGTTAGTTCCAATAAATCTTCCGTCGTCTGAACCTTTACCTTTAGTATTTGCTGTTGCAATGACGTTGAATCCACTTGCTGGTCTGACGAACTTTCCGATTTTTTTAAGGAAAACTCCGTTACCCTCAAGGATGGATTGGAGGCATAAGATTTTGTTCGAGGCAAGATCGATTTCGTCAAGGAGCAAGATAGCTCCTCTGTTGAGAGCTTGAATAACGGGTCCGTCATGCCATACTGTGGCACCATCAACAAGACGGAAACCGCCAATAAGATCATCTTCATCTGTTTCTATGGTAATATTTACACGAATAAGTTCTCTTCCAAGTTGAGCACATGATTGTTCTACCCCAAAAGTCTTTCCATTTCCAGAAAGTCCAGTGATAAAAGTAGGATAAAAAAGCTTACTTTGTATAATTTTTTTAAGGTCGGTAAATGGACCGAATTTAACGAATGTTTCATCTCTTTGAGGTATTAAATTTTGTTCAATAGATGGTTCAACTGCAGGAGCATTAAATGATTTTTCAATATCTTCTACTACTTTTGTAGTTACTTCTAGATTCCACTTACCCTTAGATACTTTATATTTTTGTATTTTTTTAGTTACTGTTGCATATCCAATATCATTCATTGCACAAAATGCTTTAACATCAGCAGCAGTAAATTCGGATCCGTATGTGCCTCTCAATCCATCAATTGCTTGCTGTTCTGTCATTTTAAGTTCAAAGGTCATAATGTAAGTGATTTATTTATACACATATTATAACAATAAAAAAGGGGGTATTGAACCCCCAGTAGACACTTTATAAATTGGTCATTATAGATCCCAAGTTTTTTTCTTTTTCTTAGAAGGTGCTTTACCTCCAACCCAAGCCTCATTCTCTGGAGTACTTGGATCATCTTTAGCATAATGTCCTTTAGATGTTCTTGCTCTCTTTGGTGTGGATGTTTCCTCAACAACTGGAGCTGGTTCTGGGGTTACTTTCCCACGTACTAAGTCGCCAAATCTAGACATATCTCTAATAGTGAATCTTTTTATATTTATCAAGCAACAAGTTCAATAAACTCACCAAGAACTTTTTTATTCATTTTCTTAGTCTTAAGAGATTTAAAGAATGCTCTTTTAATTTGAGCTTTTGTTGCATCCTCTTTCACATCAAACTCATCATCATTTGCTAATGCTGCTGAAGATAATCCAAAATATGCATGATAACCAGAACTCTTAATTGAAAATGATTTTTCTTTTCTCCAAGAATCCATTATCTTAGCATATTCTTCACTATATTCAAGATATCTACGAACAAAATGTCCAGCATCACGATTAGCAAGAATACGAATACCAATAAAATTTGTATTAGGAAAAGATTGACGTAAGTCAAATAATAACATATCAGTTATATCTGCCCAGTATCCAAGTCCCCTACAAGAATAAGTATGTCCAGTTTTACGATTTCTTAAAACACAATGATCATTAATATAAGCACTCCCCATAAATGGTTCATCTTCCCAGTGTCTTTGAATTTCTTTAGTATATCTTAATGGAGCACCTTCACCATCAGTAAGAATTACACATTGAACCTTTTCAAGATTATTCTGCTTTTTAAATTGTGGGATGATTTGATGAAGACAAACTAAAGATTCATTTAAAGGTGTTCCAGAAAGATTCAATCCAATTGGTATATGATATTGTGTCCAATAATCACGATTGAATGCACAGCAAATTCTAAAAATATCTTTCATCTGATCATCTAATTCTTTACTTCTTACCTTACTAGTAAATAGATTCATTAACGAAAATGTTTCTTGAATAAGAGCCAATCCATTCTTTCTATCATAAGAAGATATTCTTATCTTATCATCATTGGTATATGGACAATCATTAGTAAATGCATAAACTTCAAATGGAATATTAACCTTTTTACAAAACCATAACAAATTATAAAGCTGCTTAATAGTGTCTGTCATTACACCTTGCATAGAACCAGACCAATCAAGAACAAATACTAATCCGTGGTTTTTCCCATCAGGAACTACATTTATTTTTTTAAATAAATCCTCATTAAATTTATAAGTATGTAACTTTGCTGTATCTAATACTCCAGTTCTAGCAGTAGTAGAACGTGCGTATGCAGTAGCAGCTTTTTTACACTCAAATTCTTTAACTAGATAATTAACTTCTTTTTGAGCATCTCTTTTAAATTTTACAAAATCATTATCAACTTCAGTAAAAAGACAATCAGAATTAACATAATCTAAATCATCAAATCTTTTTTGTTCTTCTTGCCAATGAAATTTAATTTGATTATGAATTGTACTATTATTAATAATAACATTTTTTAAATTTACTTTTGGTAACTCAATATAAGTATTTTCTATAGAATCATTATCACTAAGAGATTTAAGAGCATCAGATAATGCACTTGCTGTTTTTATATCTAAAGAATCATCATTAGTTTCTCCACCATTCGGTTCAGAGACTGGATGATCATTATCAGATAAATCACTACCTGATTCCTTACTAGAAGGTTGATAATCTAAATCAACTTCACTTTCTTCTTGAGAATCTGTATTATCGTTATTATTAGATTCAGGATTAAAATCAGAATCAAGTTCCAATTCTAATTTTTCATTACCTTCTTTAGAAGATATATTTGCTATTTTTCTTTGTTTTTCTTGCTCTTTCTTACAGAAATTATATAATTCTATTGCTGCATTTAATGTATCATCAAAAGTTTCAGCTTTATCTATTAAACTGACAATCTTCGCTTCAGAAATTGAAAAAGATATATCAACCCACGAACCAACCTTGAAATATAAATTAACCCTATCAGCAAGATTAAGAACACTAAGATCTTCACCATCTATTTCAAAAAAATCTTTATCATTAAGTTCATTATAACCATTATAAAAAGTTTTAGCAAGTCCAGCATATCTTCTCTTCATTAATTTTTCAATTCTTACATCTTCTACAATATTAACAAACTGTTGAGGAACTTCCACTTCATTAAACCAATCTCTATCAGGTGTATAAAGAGCATGTCCTACTTCATGTGCAACCAAAGAATCAAATATATTATTACTTGCTCTTTCCCAATTTGGCAAAGTTAAAACTCTACTACGAACATTAAACTGGGCAGTATCTACTTTTCTATGCTCTACAATTAAATCTTCAGTTGCAAGTAATTTTGCTAATTGAGATTTGATTTCGTGCTTTACAACTTCCATTGATTGATTTCGGTATATACCTATAATACAACGAAACCCCACGTTGTGTGGGGTTCTGTAGACGGTTTATCAACTGTCTACGCCTTTTCTTTGCTTGTCGCAATGCTTGCGGTTTAAGCGTTCTTTTTTGCTCCTTCTTAGAGTGGTGTTGCCAATTTGGAACTTTCATTGTTCTTAATGGTATCCAGAATATTTATTGTAGGAAACCATCCCAATGATGTCAAGGCAGATGTGTCAGCGCACAAACTGTCTGGTTCTCCAGGAGTATCTTCCTTAATAGGCAAATCTCTACCCATTGCCTTTGCCAATTCTAGAACAGAAATAGATTGCCCAGTTCCAATATCAATATGTCCTATAAAAGTACTGGGTATTAAATAAGCAATTGCTCTAGCAACATCATTTACATGAATATAATCTCTTTTATGCCTTGTAATATACTTAGCAGTATTGTCCTGAAGCATCCTATAAAGCATATCAGATCTACTACCCTCTTCTGCCCAAACATTAAAAAATCTCATACCAACACTATTAGGTGGTGCCATGAGTTCATTTGCTTTCTTAGTAATTGCATAAGGATTTTTCCACCATTCATATACTCCAGCAGAACTAGCATATAATAACCTAATATTATTCTTTCTACAATAATCAAATATTGGTTTTGACTTCTCTACATTGTTTTCCCAAAATTTATCTGGATTCTCTATACTATCTCTAAGAGCAGCAAATGCAGCAAGATGAATCACCACATCATATATCTTATCAGTTTTAAAATTTCCTATATCATCAGGTCTATCTAATCCTTCTATCAGTTCACCATAATTACACTCATATCTAAGATGATCATAAATACGTTTTCCAATAAAACCTGTATGACCTGTAATCAATACTTTCATGACAAAATCCTACTAAAACCCTTTATCTTATCAAATTTTATCATATTATCAAACTTATCATGAAGTTCTGATTTGTGAGATATAACAAATATACTAGCACCCTTCACAACATATCTAATAATCTTAAGAAATTCATCTATCCCAAAACCATCTAAAGAACTATCAAATACTTCATCCATTATCAATAAGTTTGTATTGGTAGAATTCTTTACTCTTGCAACTTCTCTCCATGTAAAAAGTAATGCCAAATCAATTCTCATCTTCTCACCTTCACTAAATGATGAGTATGAGAAATCCTCATGAATCGGTGACTTTACCGTTTCATTAAATTCTTCATTCAAAGTAAAATTGATATAGAAATCCATCATCTGCAAATATCTATTAACCTGCTGATTAATAAAAGGAAGATACTTTTTAATAATTTTTGTCTTTACTCCATCATCTTTAAGCAACGAATAGGCAAAATCATAATGGACAATCTCATTCCTCTTAGTTGCTAAATCTTCTATTGTTTTTTGGAGGTTTTCTTTAAACTCAGCTAATTTGTCATGCTCAATATTTCTGTCTGCAAGTTGATCGGTAAGTTTTTGAATTTCCGATTCAAGATCTCTGATCTGTCGCTGGCAACCAGAAATCCTAGTATTGTTTTGAGAAATGCCATTATTGAGTTTAGTAATCTCCTTAGATAATTTGTTAAATTGACGTTCTCGTTCTTGTTCTGTTTTGATGCTTTCTTCCAGGTCTTGATAACCCTTCTGTAGCTCCCTTGCTTTAGTTTGAACGTCAGCAATTCTATTTACACGAAACTCTTCTTCTATATCCTGAGTACAAGTAGGACATACCTTATTTTCTGTGAAAAACTTATGTTCTTTAGTAATAGTAGATACTTTTTGAGTAATTTTACCTTTCAAATTATTAAGTTTCACTAACTTTTCACCTGCTCCACTAAGATCTTCTTGTTCTTTAACAATATCTGATATAGATGATTCTTTAAGTTGATTATGTTCCATATGAGTATCAACTTCAACATTCAAAACTTTAATTTTATTATTCTTTTGTTGTATATTTTCCTTACTCTGTTCCTCCAATTCCTTAATAAAATTCTCTTGCATACACATCTTATCTTTAATATTATCTTTTTTAAAATTTAAAGATCTAGTCTGTTCTTTCTTTTCTCTAAGACTTTCCTTAATTAAACTATTCATTGCAGAAAATATTCTAATATCTAAAAGATCTTCAATAACTTCTCTTCTATTATTACCAGTTAATTGCATAAAAGGTACAAAGCTACTACTACCCAAAATTACAATTTGAGTAAAAGATTTATAATTTAACTTTAATATATTTTCTTCTAATATTCTTTGATTATTTCTATCATCTGCTTCTTTATGAAGAGGATTTCCATTAACCTCAATATCAAATATATTTGGTTTAATACCTCTTCTAACAAAATAATCCCTGTTATTTGCATTAAACTCTATTTCAACAATACAACCTCTTTCATTAGTAGTATTAACTAATTGTGGTTTATTAATCTTACGAAAAGGTTTATTGAAAAGAACAAATGTAAGGGCATCTAAAATAGTACTCTTACCTGCTCCATTAGTTCCAATAATCAAATTAGTATGATATTTTTCAAAGTCAATTTCAGTGAATTGATCTCCTGTACTTAGGAAATTCTTCCAACGAATTTTTTTAAATGTAATCATGGTTTAGGTGGAATCACTATATCATTTGGAGTAATTACTGTATATTTGTAATTGTGTATTTTACAAGTTTTAATAGCAAGAGCATCATCAACTTCTATAACTGCCATTGGTTTATCATAAGATTGTTGATCTTCTAACATCATAGCATATCGAAGAGCATCATCCTCTTGCTCAAAAAGAAATAAAACTTTATCACCATGCTTATCTTCAACAGCATAAGCACCATCATTTTTTCTGGTTTGAAGAGTGAGGAGATACATTATTCTACTTCACATGCTTGTCTATAAAGATCTTGGAAAATATTCTTAATAATATTTTTATCATATTCAAATTCAGACTCATCAATATATCGACTCAATATTGAAAGAGTATTCTCTTCCTCATCAATATCAAAATCTTCATTCTCTATAATATCAAAATTTTCAACTACTTTAAGATCTTCAATTCCAGAAGCATATAATTTATCAATAAATTTCTCAAAATCTTTTGGTTTGGATTTTTTACGAACAATTACTTTAACAATTTTATTCTTATATTCCCTAAAATCAAATGTTTGATGAGGTGTATCTTGATAATATATGTTATAAAATAATTTATATGGATTATCAATTGGAGTATGAGTAAGGGTTTCCGTATCAAATAGATGAAATCCTCTAGGATCATTTACATCATTCCAAAACATCTCATATGGATTACCCAAATAAAATATCTTTCCATCATTAGATCTTGTATGAAAATGACCAGAAAATACCCTTTCAAATTTATCAAAGATATTAACATCCATACCAGTTTCCATCATATGTCCACGGGTAGCTCTAAAACCATTAACT